CAATATCAAGGCGAAGATTATCGGTGATACCAGTATTCGTAATAATAAAAATCTCGTATTCATTTTGCTTCCTCCTTTCATAATTTTAATTGAAATTGATGATATAAACGAGTTAGCGGTAATTCTGATTACACTTCGCTTCAGGGTCTTTTCTACCGCCACCGTATTTACATTGTTCACAATCTATTGTTGTTTCATATCCACATTCATATTCGCTACCCCATCCTACATCTTGTGTTCTATATCCCCTACACTTTGGATGTCGTGAAGGACTACCGCTAACATCAAGTATATTTAATTGCGGTTTCAGTCCTTTTATAAATTTCTCTGCGTTATTCATCTTTTGTGTTTTTAATTAAGTTTCTGCGGTAAATCCGCAACTAAACATACTTTTAGCCGTTGTGCGTAATGGCTAATCATCGTTCAAATCACGAAGAAACTTAGTAAGCGTTTTAATTCTTTCATTATATCGTTCCAATTTTTTGCGTGTGCTTTTATTGCATCTCGTTTTTCTCTTTCAAGCCATCTTATTTCCTGTTCAAGTTCGTTACCGATAATTGTAACTCTATGCTCTTTGGGTAGTGCATTAAAACGTATTGATACTTCTTCCCTATTCATTTTTTACTCCTTTTCTGTATTAAATCTCTCATCCATCTTGCACCCGCAATCCATGCTTTCGTGTTTATCATAGACTGTATGCCAACTCCATCAAGGATGTTTTCAAGGGCATAAGCCTCTATCTGCTCCTCCGTTGGCAAAGGCTTCTCCAACTCTGCAACCACCGTGTCAATGGCTTCATTAAAAACGTTCATGTCCCACGTTAGTAATTCACTTGTACCGTCGTAAAGACTTCCCCATTCTTTCAGCACCTCAATCGCTTCATTCAATGTCATTTCGTTTCCTCCTTTCATAATTCGTGCATCGGTGAAATGTCATTCTCCATGTCTTTCCATCCAAGACCGTTTTCAATCATATATTCCAATTTCTTACATCTTTCGCAAGGCAAAGACTTCTCCAACTCTGCTACCACCGTGTCAATGGCTTCAATCACAGTATTGGCAGTAGGTTCTAATTCCCCTGCCCCGTAATCAATCCAATGACGCAATTTCTTTATCACCTCAATCGCCTCACTCCGTTTCATTTCGTTTCCTCCTATTTTATTGGTTGTTCACACAATGGACAGATATCAGGCATTTCCGCGCTAAAACGTGTTTGCAGGAGGGATAGGTTCCCCGAGGATAATTTATAAGCCTCAGATGTGTTCCTTACTTGACGGAGTATGTCAATGCCTGCTTTCAACCTTACTTCTATTTTCTGTCGCTCCTCAAAAAGTAAAAGTAAATTTACTACGGATTTCTCTGCCTTTAAGATTTTTGATTTTACTAAGATATTATTTTCAAATGTAGCGTGATCAGATATAATTTTGTTAAGTGAAGTTGTTTGCTTTTGCAATTGTTCCTTTTGCTCATACAAAGTCAATAAAGATTGTACAATGGTTTCAGCCGGGATTAACTCAGATTTGCTTTCAATCAATTCTTTGGTTTGGTGTACAGATTTGATGGTCTGTTGTAATCGCACTTTTGCATTGGTGAATTGTGTTAATTCACTTTGCATATGTTCCAACACTTCCAACTCAATTTCAGCCTTAGCAAGAAAAGTAAATTCTTCTAAATCTTCCTCAGCTTTTTGTAAAAGTCTAGAATCAGTTTTAATACTTTGTTCAATTTCACCAGACCATCTTTGTACAAGTTTTATGGAAGTATTAATTTTATCAAGATGGGCTATCTTATTGAAATGGTTAGCCACTTCCCCAGGTGAGGCAGTTAAAAGGAATGGTTGGTCAAACTGAGATTGTAGATTAATCTCATTCAAATTCAAAATAGATCGGACTTCTTCTGGAACATCGGCACCAAAAGCCTGAAAACGAATGCCATTGGCTTCATATTCATTACCTGTTCCTTTTTTGCGAATAACACTTGTATTATCAAGACTGACTTCAACTCTTGTATCCCCTCCCCAGGAAGATCTAAAACTGTCACCTGAAGGTCGATTCCAAGTAACCCACCGTAGTGCCCGAATAATTGCTGTCTTTCCACTATCAGAGGCTCCAACAATAACATTAACACCAGGATCAAATACAAGTTGTGTATTTTTATGGCTTTGGAAATTCTCTATGGATAGTTTTTGTATCATCTTTCTCTGTACATTTTTTGGTATTCAATCAAACATAAAGGACAGCACTGTGATAAGGTACAGCGGTGGGCACTATTCAACGAGATAAATTCCTCTTTTTTCTTTTTACTTGGTTTGACACCACACAGATATCGACCTTCACTCTTGATGTGATACATGAGAATATAATTTCAGGGTTGATGAATTTTTAGTAGCGGTGTGATAAATTGCCATAGCGTCCGCTACAGCCTCATCATGGTAACGAATCTTCCTCCACGGTACTTTATATAGAGCGGAAATAGAATCTACCATTTCTGTTTTGGTAGCCGATCGTTTACCAAGGACACATTTCTTCGCGTCATCTTCAGAATACCATTCAATTGGTACATTCAATGCATCCGATAAGGTTTGCATTATTCCGGTCACCATGCCTATCATAACGGCGGCAACCGCTGACTGACTTCCATGGGGAGCCTCTGAAACAATGTAATCAATTTCATGTTTCTTGATAATCCTGATCAATTCACCATTGATTTCTTGTATCCTGCGAATTGTATCATCCGATTTTCTAATCCTTTTTACTTTATTTTCAGGAGCTGTTTTAATACAGCCACAATCAAGTACCTTGTTGTCTTTGACCACTGCCCAACCCCAGGCGGTTATACTGGGATCATTGGTTAGGATTGTTAAAGGTTTTACTGTCGTTCTGATCATCTTTGTTTTGGTTTCCGTTCACTTTTAAATTTCTTTTCAATATCTTCCCAAAGGTCAATCACTTCATCTTTCAATTCAGCAATCAAATTTTCCTTTTCAACAATAGCAATGGCTTCATCCATGGAATTGGACAGTGATCTACCATTTACAGTGTATACGGTGTTTTTGGTGTGGTCCTTGATAAACTGTAAATTTTGACGAATGTCATCAATACCGTAGTCAAATAAAATGGTCACTTTGGCAGAGCGATAGGGCTTCCAAATGGAAGATTTGAAGACCTCTACATCAGATTCAACACCAATAACACGGGTGACTTCTTTGCCTGCCACTTTTTCTTTGGCTTTGATTTTGTCCGGCTTACTAAAACGAAGTCTTAAACTTGAATAAAAGCCAATGGCTTCACCTCCAGGTGTGGTATATTTTTGACCATAAGGACCAGCATCAATATTGACACGCACTTGATTACTACAAACCATTAATAGGTTTTTCTGAGTCAATATCCTGCAGGTTTTCCTTAATTCTTCACTGAATTCTTTGGCCCGACGCATTCCCATCTTATCACCATCCTTATTTTCCATTTCAAGATCGGTTGATAAAGCAGCAAGTGAATCTGCCATTATTCCATTGATGCGTTTCTTATTCTTTGGTTCCCATGCACGAACGGAACTAAACACCTCAGGTATTGTATTGGGAATGGTGTATTCAATTTCTGTGGTGTCTAAATCAAATAATTGTGCGAATTGTTTATTTAGGCGGGCCTCAGGGTCATGAAACATAATGTCACCACCAAGCCTTTGAATGGCTCCAGCAATTTCACTCAATAATACAGTTTTTCCACTGCCAGAAGGACCAAATACTTCAACCAAAATACCACCAGGAATACCACCACCACGAACCCTGCCACCACTAATGGCAAGATCCAACAAAGTGGATCCAGTACTAACCATAGTTTCAACATTGCCATCATATTCAGAAGCCTTTTTTACCTTAGGTTTATCAAGACGGTCCTTCATTTGCTTTGGCAGTGCTGATAAGGGTTTTTTCGTTCTTTCCATTATTCGTCAATATCAATGATTTGTGCAACATTCTCTGGTGACACTCCTTTTTTCAATAGGTCTTTCAAATAGTGTTCTTTAAACTCCGAAATCAATGCATTGGAATTTTGCATTTTCAAAGCCCACCATTCGTCTTGGATCTTACTCTTCATACTCATGACAAGTGATTTGGCAGAAATATTTTTATTCTGCTCCATCCACCAATTATGAATTGCACTTCTTATCACAGTAGACTTAGATGTCTTTGTATGGTAACTATACAAGGTAATATAAGAAGCAATATGCGGGGGCATCACTGCCCCCACATGCTGACATTGTTTCGTTGTTAAAGTGTTCATTTCCCGGAGGCTTCAATACAATCATCCCATAAATCACATGAATCGCAATCATCGAATTTCTCGCAGTCCTTTCCAAAAACATGACCGAACGGGCATTTGTTTTTTCCACTTTTTGGAGGTTCAGGTTTCCGAGATTTTTTCACAGGTTTTTCTTCTTCTTCCTCATCATCGTCATCCTCAGGTTCCGGTTTCTTTTTGGGTTCCGGTTTTTTTGTCCTGGTGGTACTGTGTTTTGTTTCTTCAACCTTTTTGCGCCTTATTGGTTTTTCTTCTTCCTCTTCTTCCTCTTCCTCATCATCGTCATCCTCAGGCTCCTCTTCCTCTTCCTCATCATCGTCATCCTCAGGCTCCGGTTTTCTCTTTTTTGTCTCTTCCACTTTTTTGCGTCTTACCGGTTTTTCTTCCTCTTCCTCTTCTTCAGTGTCTTCAAGTTCAAAAAACTTTGCTTCAATCTCTTTGGCAGACAATACAACCAACATATCGTCAAGACTTGGAATCTCTTCCAAAATATCCTCGGTGTATTGTTTCTTCCGTTCAACAAAGTCAATACGGCTGGCTTCAGCAAATGCATTGCTCTTGCCAATCGTTTTGCTGTCAAACCTCACCCGTAATGATAATCCTTCTTCCAGGTCCGGGAAAATTGCATTCTCTTCATTTTCCTCCAACTCCTCATTCAAAAGAGTTTGGAAAAGATATTGGCTGATGTCCCAGACATGAATTTGTTTGTCATCCTTTTTCGCATCCAGGGGAATAACAATATAAAGGTTTCTCATGGAAGCCTTCATGGCATCAGTCTCCTCTTTGTCAGCCCCTTCTTTGAGCCTTTTTGCTCTGTATTCACAGATTGGACACCTCTTTCCAACTGAGGTCGGGCAAACCAATACGTCATTCGCGGGACCAACATTGCGGTGGGTTTTGAACGGACGTTTGTACCACAAGGTACCAGGCATGGCGATTTCCAGTTTGTCATCCCTGTCCGGATGGTGTTCTGTGGTTACATTGTACGGGAGAATGTCAAACTTTACCCTGCTACCCGGCTCCTCTTTGAATACGGTGACATTTTTTGGCAGGTTCAAGTAGCCATAATTGCTATGGGCGCTTTTTTGACGCTGGGCGTCTTTGTTTACTTTTCCTCGAAAATTACTTTTGCTCTTTTTCATTTTTAAACTTTTTAAGATTACGGATCATTGTATCATAATACGCTTGCACAATTAATGACGCCAAATAGTAAATAATAAATGGCACGACAATAACTGCTACGACTACAATTAAAATTGTCAATAGAATGCTCATACCTTCCTCCTCATTACTTTACTTACAGATTCATTTGTGGTTTTTTGTTTTTGGGTTTGTTGCCACTCATAGGAAAGGTCTCTGGGAACTTGTGGTCCTGCAAAATAATTTTGACCAAATAATCGTACAAGATTTTCAAGTGCATCCTTTTTGTGTTCCACTGCAGATACAGCACCTTTTGCAATATCAGCCTCGTATTGGGCTTGTAAATAAGCAGTGTTTGCTTCCTTATACAATTTATGGCTGATTATTGTATTTGAGACTGCCGTCTCGGTAATTTTAACTATCCCGAATTTCTCAGGATCGGATCGGATTTCTTTATCAAGGTCGGCTTTGACAAGATCCAAGTTTTCTTTTCTCAATAACATTTCCATTTTTGCCTCAGCGGAAATCTTGCTGTACTTTAACATTAGCCTGGGCTGGTTGAGCCATTCAATGTCTAAAGCATCCTCATCAATTCTTATGTCTTCTTCAAATTTCATTCTTTTGCTTTGTAACGTTTTTTCAAGTTCTTTGCATAGTCAAGGACAATAGGTTCAATTTCTTCCTGCATCCTTTCTAAAAGTTCAAGGGCTTCTTCCCGTGGATTAATAGTTTGGGAATACCCGCTTTCCACCTTAAGGGATTCATAATTACCAAGATTGACTGTCATTGAAACAGTCACCCAGCATTTGTCTCCATTATTTACTGGTTCCGTGCCTTTTCCTTTGATTGTTCTTTCCATTGTTATCCTTTATAAACAACATAACAAGCCAAAACTAATTGTGGGAATCCACTATTGAAAAAAGGTTCAATAAAGGATTCTAATACAAGCCCCGCCCGACTGTTATCCGATTTCAATAACACGGCCTGAGCATAGCCTAATACGTGTCTGCGAATGCTTTCTGGATCTTGGTCTTTCAATCCGTTCAAAACATTCTTTATTTGATCCCATGTACTTCTACCTAACAAAAGCCTACAAAGTTCAATACTTTGGCTTTGCTGTTCTGCGGATTGCTTTGCAACTTCAAGTCTTTGGTCAGGCTCAACTCGGAGAACTTGGTCCAGGATTTGTAATGCATTCCTGGACTGACCCAAACTATCTTGAATAATTTGCTCGTAAACGGCCTTAGGCATAGATTGTCCCTCAGCCTTTGTGACCTCCCGCAGGAGGGTCATCATCTGGGAGTCCGATAAAGGCTTAACAGTAATTTGACTACACCGTCCTTTTATTGTAGCGAGTAATTTCTGGGGGTCCGTCGTACACAGAATAAAATAGACATGCGAGGGAGTATCTTCTAAGATTTTCAAGAGTGCATTTTGTGCATCATTGGTCATCTTATGACACTCATCAATTAACCATACCCGGCATGAGCCTTCCAATGGTTTGTATCCGCTTTGTTTTCTTATTTCTCGTACGGTGTCAATACCCCGAAAGTCAGCACTATCAACCTCTCTGAAATCGGAGCCAACACAACCAAGCCTTTTTGCAATTATCCTACCAATGGTAGTTTTACCACAACCTGAGGGCCCCGTAATAAGAAAGGAGTGAGGACAGGTAGCAGGCGTGCCTAACATAGCGTTCAAGTACGAAACTACTTCTTCGTTACCTTTTATATTATCAAGGTCCCCCGGGCGGTATTTCAAGTATAAACTCATATTTCTAAATTCATTTCAATTGACTAATTAAAAGTTTAAGAAAAGTTTAAGAAATGTTGATGGAACTCTTTCCAAGACCCCTTTCATTTCTCCTATTATTTTATCTTTGAATTTCAAAGCCATGGCACAATGCCACATGAATTCATTAAATGTATTAGAATATTCTAAACAAATCTGAAGTTCTTCAGTAAATCTATCCACATGATGCAATTTACTAAAAAATTCAACCTTTTTATTTTCATGCCAATCTTCAGAAAATACTTCTGGTAATCCTAAACAACGATCTAATTTGTCAAAAATTTCATTTTTTTTAAGTAGTTCAAGCATGTCTTTTTTCAAGACTTGGAAGGCTTCTTTTTGAACTACGTCAATTTCTTGTGTCATTACATTAATTTTTTAAGGTTTAAGTAATATACAAGAATTACAGGTTTCATTTAGGAAAATCAAAAGGTTTCAATTCCGCCCAACTAGCATCAACTTCACAAATATCAGCCTCAATTTCTAACGGTACATTAATCCAATTCCAATGTATGGGCAGGTCGGTGCAAGTTACTTTTTTTACCATTTTTGCTATATCCTCCAATTCATTTGGATTAACATCTAATACAATACTATCATGTATCTGACCAATTATACGGGTATCCCAATTATTTTCTCTGATCCTTTTATCAAGGGTCACTAATGACCATAAAAGGCAATGGAATGCGGCACCTTGAACAGGATAATTGGTAACGTCATTCCTTGACATGATCCCATAACAACGGAAACCTGTATGCATATCAATGTATCCTGTCTTTTGGTAATCCCGCCACCATTGCTCTTTCCATTTGCGGTAGACATTAAACCTAACATTCCAAAAATGTTTTTCTATTTCTTTGACATGCTCTGAAAAGTCATCAAAAGATTTAATTTTTTTGCTAATGAAATGGTCTGATAATTTACCATCTGGCAAATCAATTCCTTGTCCACTCTTCCATTTACCCTCAGGTAATTTACCCCAGTTACAAGCCATGTTCCTTGCACAATTTTTGTAATAATCCCCATAAAACTGAGGAAATACAAAACCGTTTTTGGCGGCTTGACGAAGTACCTTATACTCAGGTATTGACTTATCAAAATTATCAATAATAAATATCTCCTTTGCCATGTCACCATGCATATCTGTCGTAGGATCAGTGATATACTTTATCATCTGAGGATCCTTATGGTAAGATACAGCAATCCTTACTTCAATCCCTGAAAAGTCAACCTCCATTAATTGATGTCCAGGACGGGGAAATAAGGCTTTTCTTGTTATTTGCATGGCCTCCTTATCTCTCTTTGGTATGTTTTGGAAGTTTGGTCTGTCACTACTACTGCGAAAAGTTTTAACCAGGTGTAGGTTAAAGGAAGGATGAATGTAACCATTAACCTGCTCCCTTACAAAAGCATCAAGATATGTATCTCTTACTTTTTTTAATTTGCGTATTTGTAGCAAGTCATTCAATTCTGGAATGTTTAATTGGAGTAAAGCCTCCTCATCAGTAGAACCTTGTCCAGAGGTGGTGGTATAGGCAGGTTTCAATTTTTTAATTTTGTACAGATAGACAGATAATTGTGAATTACTATTGATATTAACTTTGCCCATACTATGCTCCCAATGCCGATAAAAGTTAGTATTCTTGAAAATACCTTCCATTCTATTAATCTTTCGGGTCAAATGGGCCTTTTTCTTTTCACAGTATTCTGTATCAATCCTTATTCCTTGCTGTTCTGCTCGGGACAAAGCCAGAGTACCCGCATGGAATAGATCATAAGCATATTTTGTTTTTGGATGTATGTTCATAACTAAAAAGGTAAAGTATCATAACCAATTTTTTCCATTTGCAGTGTAGCCAGCCGATATTGATAAATCGAGTCAAGGGCACAATAATGCATTAACTTTTCCATGCCACCAGAAATATTATACAAATCCTGTATTTTATTGATAGCATTTCCATCTTTACTGGCAGATTGTAAGTAGGGATCCACTTCGCTGGAATAATCCACTACACCAAAATTTACATAGGTTTGAAATTTAAGTCCAGTTACTCCGGGACGATTATCAAGAATGTGTGCGGCAATCATGCTGTCCCATAACCAACCTTTTACTTGTTGCTTTAATTTTTCACGGCTCCAGGTATCCTCATATTTCATGTTATGGGCCATTTTATTCACCATTGGATTGGCCAATAAATCAAGGAATGGTTGCCTTTCTTTTTTGGTGGGTGGCATCATAAAAACAAATACATGATCTTCTGAGTCCGCTACTGAGGCACAAATTATTCGGTGCCCAGGAGCATGCGGTTTTATTCCTGTAGTTTCATAGTCAAAAGCAATTGTATCCGACTGTATTGAGCGTAAGACAGATAGGTCTTCAATTATTTCAATTTTTGGTTTAGGGTACTTAGGTAAAGGTTCATCCAATTTTTTCAAGACTTCCTCAATATTATTCCGCCAAACTGTCAATGCTTCTTTTTCAGATGCTTCTATTTGCTTTGGATGGAAAATAGGGCAGACCCAACATTTGTAATCTTGATCAGGAATCGTCCAGCCATACCATTTGTCTATGTTGCCCATGTCACGTTTCCAGCGGTTACCTAACATGGCTTCCACGGCTTGATTACCTGCGAGTAATATTAATTTAGGTTGCATTTCCTCAACTAACTTTACGAGGCTTCTACGACAGCAACTTATTTCAAATGAGGTGGGATTCCTGAGTTCCTCATTTGAATCTAAAGGCAAGCAATTTACTGCATTGGTACATAAACAATCCCGCTCAATATCAATTCCAAAATCAGTCAAGGTTTGTTTAAGTAACCTACCTGATTTATCAAGCCAATACTCATTCCTTCGGTCTTCTATTTCTGTGGGGGCTGTACCTATGATCAAGATACTTTTTTCAAACTGACCAAAGGGTTTCATTTTTGGTGACTTTGCACTTTTATACAAGCCACATGAAGCACAGGAATAGACTTTGCCGTCGGGACGAGATATGGATTGAGTTTGTTTTACGGTAAAAAATCCTTGAGTCATATCAATTTTTCAAGATTGCTACGTATTCCCAAACATCCCCGGAGAATTTAATTTTATTGGAATCAATAATACAAACATTTGTTTGCTTTAGGATATCCTGTAACAGAGATGGCATGATATTGAAAGACAATTCCCGTTCAGAATATTTAACATTTGCCTCTTCCTCGAACCAGGAGTCCAATTCATTTTTGCAAGAAATTTTGATTCTTTTTTCACCCAAAGATACTGTAATGGACTCATCCGTAACATGGCTCCTTTTTGAAAATACCATGGCACGGTCCAGTATATCACTGATTGTTTTTGGGAAAGGAATTTCTTGCCCTTCCAATTTATACAAATGATCTGTTTCAGGATAAGCATCTTCGGAAAACAACCGACAGGAAATGACTGTCTCGTTTCTATTTCTGAAGTGTACCCAGGCATCTTCAACAATGAAACTACTCGGCTGAACCTTGATAATATCCGTAACTGCTGAGGCGGGCAATAAAAGAGGCTTTGAGACCTTCATGCTGGAATTAAATTTATGCTTTGACACACAATATCCATCCGACCCTTCTACAAAATTTTTCGTAATATGGACACAAGTCAAAATAGGACGACTCATGTCATTGGAGCATGATCCAGCACTAAATTTCAGGGCAGTCAAAAAATTATCTGGAAGAATAATCCAACCTTTCTTTTCATCTATTTTCAAGATAGGCAGGAGTATTTCTTGTTGCATACGTAGCCCGGCCTTTACCCGACCACAAGTCAAAAGGATTTCACTTTCTGACAATTCAAAATTGACTTCATCGTTTTTTAACTTTGAAAGCAATTGGTACAATTCCTCTGCACGAATGGCTCCATAAATACCAAGCCCGGTAACTGGATGACTAATGCTGATCTCATCGTTGTAAGTGACTACCTTGTCCTCAATAAATGCAAAGGAGGTAAATTGGTCTTGTAATTCCCGGTTTGCTAATCCAGGCTTGACAATCTCCAATGCCTTTTTTAATTCATCCTTATTGATTTTCATATTGAAAGTATTTGTTTTACGAATTCTTTTTCTTCACAGAAGTTTTTCTTTTTACCAACAAACCGCATACGGTCTAATGTCTTTGTTTTAACATTGCGGTAGGTTAATTTGTAATGGTCAGCAGGATAATCAGAGAACCTACCAAGCCAATATTTGGTAGGCTTTACATTAGTTTGGTTAAGCACTACAACCAAAAAGTGTAGGTCCCTTTTTTCACATCTTTGCAACATTTCATAGATCTTTGACTCATTGTCAGAATCTTGATAAACCAGGTCCCGATCTAATGTTAAGTGCGGATGATCTTTGAACTCATCCATGGTATTAAAAACATGACAGACCAATTCTGTGGAAACGTTCCTAATTGTATAAAGGACTCGTTCTTTCCTTTCAAATGGAATGTTGTACTTCTTAAAAACTGGTGCAACATATTTCTCAACCATGTCTAAGTTATGTTGAAATCCAGCAACCATTCCTGGGTCTGATTTTTCAAGATTCAATGCTGGTATTGTAAACAAACTATTTGACATACTCAGATAATTGTTTGTGTAAAGAATCATTCATAAATGCATAACTTAACAACACGTCATGCCGGGGAGTACATTGGGCCATCATTTTCAAGTGAGTGGCAGAAGAAACACCAACATATAGAATACAGCGGTGTCCATTATACGCTGGGAGTTGTTTTATCAACTCATTCCAGGCAAATAAATTCCAATGCAATCTTGTGGTCCAGTCATCAGCCAGAGTATTTGCTGAGCGTTCTCCGGTGACTTTATCAAGAGTAAACAATTTTGGTACATTTTGTACTTTTGCTCGGGCAGATTTTTTGCGAACCTCCCGTTTCTCCTTGTAATCTACCTGACCTAAATCATAACCATTCTTAGCAAACAATTCAAGGTACTGCTCCTTTAACATGGTGGGCAGGTTGGGCCAATTGTTTCCAGCACCTTTTGTATGCTTTGCTTGGTCCGATACTTTACTTAGGATCCCTTTTGTCCAATCAAAAGTTATTTCCCCTTCAATTGCACGAACTTTTGGTAAAAAAATGGAACCAAAAGCACTACTAATCAAAGGAGTGACAGAATCCACTGAATACCATGGGTAGGCCAATATTAATCCCGGGGCAGTCAATCCTAATCCATGGACCTTAACCGTCGGGTTTCCATTGCTATCCAAAAAATAATTCTTCCAAATCCTATCCAAACCAAATCTTCGTTGGGCTGTAGCCAAAGATGCTATGGCTCCTAAACCAACATAATCGGTTTGTTTCAAATATTTTTTTAACCAAATTTCATCCTCACCATTATGGTAAATTGGAATGGTATCAACTCCTTTACTTTTCAAGTACTTCCAATTCTCATAACTTTGTTTGCTGGTAAGTCTGCGTTTGTCTTGGTCCTTATCAGCAGTGGAAGTAATTACATCCAAATTAAAATAACCGCCTTGGTACACCGACGCATGCTCCGTGATATACTCAGCATATTTATCAATGTCAATAACGGTGCCTTTTGTGAAGGCAGAATATGCGCCTGAATCAAGAATTGCTTTTGATTTCATCTGCTAATATTTTGAAAAATTGTTCTGCGTAATGTTGTGTCAAAAGTTCGGGTACGGGTAACCTGCCAGTCATAGCCATATTCAATAGAAAGATTAACTCTTCCTTTGTATTGTAGAGATAATTTGCAGGTAGTAATTCTGGGTAACTAAACTTATTCGGGGCTATAGGTATACAACCGTTAACAATTGCGTCAACGACCTGATATCCGTATGTTTCTTCCCTTGAGGTTATCAATAATACTTTTGATTTTCTTAGTGTCCAATAATAATCTTCCCAATCAATTGGGTGAGGCCTAATAATCTCGAAACCTTGTACTTCAAGAGATTTTTCAAGCCATTTATTTCTCTTTTGCTTTGTATCCCTTGCTACGGAAACGATTGGAATGTTTCTCATAGTAAAGTCATCAAAAGCAAATTCAAAAGGAGGCATAGGCAAAGGGATTACAGAAAGATTATCCCAGCCTAATTTTGTTTTATGGTATTCGGAGGCGACAAAAACCTTTGTAAACAATTTACTTATGGTTTTTTCAAGTGGATATTTTACATCCCGAACGTCAGCAAAGTAGTCAAACTTATTTTTGCTTGTTGCGTGACAAATGGCAAAGCAATGTTTTGGTCTCTTGTGCAATAAAATATTTGCAAACAGACCTGGGTAACTTATGTCATTTAACAATAGAATGTCATCTGGCTGTAAATTAAGGCTGAGGTATTGATTAATTTGAGCGGTTTCAAAGTCAACAGCCCTTTCCAATGGAGAAAACATTCCTCCTGACGGAATCAATTCAGGCATTGTTGTATTTGAAATGTAACCACCCAAAGTAATTACTTTATCAAAATATGGAGCCAATTGCTTGGGAAATTCTGTGTACCACCAATCTTGATATCTTAGATTGGCCGGGTACTGTGGTACAATAATTAGTCTGGCCATGAGAAAATCCATTTGGTTGTTCCTTCAAACAAAAAGTATTTGTGATCAAACCTCCATAAGGATGATTTGTCTGGGAAAAGTTTTTCAAGTAATTTCCTTTTTTCCACAGGATTTTTGACTTCCCGGATATACGGAGCATTCATATTGGTAGAGTAAAATAAGACATCAAATCCTTTTCTTGATAATGCCTCTCCAATGGCTCCTAACCTCCGGTGCTCAGGGTGTAATTCAAAATAAGGGTCAGGAAACAAAAATGTAACCTTCCCCTTATTTTTTTCGTTTGTAAATAAATGTAACGAATTGACGGAATTCGTAGAAAACTTGAATAAATCGGCGACAGGCGATATCTCCTCATACGGTACCTGCTCTCCGTAGAGGACGGTAGATACCTTACCGGTTCTTAGACATTCGGAGCATCCAATAACTTCGTCATCCGCGTGTGGTGCTATGATAATGTATTCTGCCATTAGACTCCCGTTGACATATTCAAGAGTCCGTAGAATTCGATCCGGCAGGAGGTGTGATTCATGAAGTCCCCGTGTAATGAACTGATAAAGCATTTATCAACATAGAAGACCACTGCCACACCTTCAGCCTTTTCATAAATGGTGTTCAAATGTTCCGTTAAGGCTCCGGCCAAATTCCTCAGAGTTTGAATGTTGTTCACCCATCCTTCCAAAGCAGTCTCAGCCATAAATGCAACAACTACTTTATCAAGATCCGTCAAATCATCGTCGGCAATTAAGCCAACATAAATAGGAAACCCCCAATGGGTGTATTTCCTGATCACAAGTGGACTGTAATGTTTGTCCACCAATTTTGTAAAAACACTTTTACTGTCCATAACCACTAAAAATTTCGTTGTAATTAATTTTGTATTCTTTTGCAAGACCCAGGATTGTTTCCTTTGTCATACCAAGCAAAGGAGCCTCCAAAGTAATATCGGTACTGCCATTAATTGCCAGCACCTTATTCATAAGGTACACCCATTCTTGATAACAGTCTGGGAATAAATGCTCCCGGTCTTCATAATTTGCTCCGTACCAAATTTGGTCCAGATTAGAACTTTCAGCAATACTTGCCGCAATAGCAACAAAGATAAGGTTTCGGCTTGGAACATGCCAAGGAGAAACATCTTTATATGTTGTTTCTCCATCAAGCAATTTAGCACGGATAGGAAGTTCAATATTGATAATTTGGTAAGGTACTTCCATTTTCTCGCACATCAAACTGGCCATCGATAACTCCCGTTTGTGTACTTGACCATAATTGAAACCTAAACACTGTACTTGGTGTCCTTGGTTCAATGCCATATGTAGAAGAACGGTACTATCCAAACCTCCACTGTAAAGTAATAGGATTTTTTTCATTTTTCAATATTTCTTTTGGACCACTTTTCTTTATCAATATGACTGCCTGCATGCTTTACAAAAACATCCTTACCCATGTCACCCCCTACATTTTCCCAGTAATGAAACATCCAAGGGTAGGACCAAGCACAACCTGGGCAGTCCATAGCATCTAGGCGAACAGCTTCCTGCCATTCAACTATTCTTTCTGGAAGATCAAAAATGCTGAATTTTGGAGTCCTAACTCCTCTACGATATCCACAAACACGTAACTGTCCATCCGAATCAATGGTAGGCCCACTGTAAGGGTTACCGTGACAATGCCAACCCATGTTGGTGAGCATTTCTGGGGACTGCATAATGAACTCAGGATTTTGTAGCAGGCCAGGTTTCTCAACAATAGAGTCTAAAATGTTTTTCAAGACTGGCAGGTCTTCCTTTTGGAATAAAAGATCTTGGATCTCTTTTTTACTTGGAAAAAAGTCAAAATTTCCGTCCTTATTCCAATGTATGAAATTGATACCAACAAATACTCCTAATTCAGACAGTTTATCAACCAACTCAGGTAACAATTTAAAATTGCCCCGGTGTACTGTTATTGTTCCTTGTGAGTCCAAAGTAGGAAAATGTTCCTTAAACCAAGTAAAACCTTCCCAGGCCGCTTTTGATTTTTTCCAAGAATCATCCGTATATCTACTTTCTTCATATGGGGGAGGATAATCAATTCCACAAGAAAGATTGTCAATACCCCCCTCTACAAAATAATATAGTTTGTACATGGAAAAGAAAGGTTCCGGACAGGTCGTATACAAGGCATAAGGAGTTTGATTGGATTTCATAATATCCACCAAATGTACTCCCAATAACCATGTTTCATTCCCAAGGATTAAATTAAAATTCACACCAATGTTTTTCAAGATTTTGAATGCTTTAATCCATTGGTGAGAAGTCAATTCAGGTCCTATTCCTTTGGCATCTCGAAGAGCACAATATCCACACTTCCTGGGGCACCTACGGGTCAAGTATGTGAGGGAGTTCATCATAATGAAACCCCTCCATCAACTACAATGTTTGCCCCGGTCAGGTAATTAGTCGTACGGATCATTTCAGTGACGTTGGCAAGGTGAATAGGTTTTTCTTCGTACAACATTGGAATTGTTTTTATCAAGTCCTCCGGGGTTTCAGCCGGGACTAAATGAGTGCGGTAGAAACCAGGACTAATGCAATTTACACGAATATGAGGAGCCCAAGCCTTTGCCCAACTCTTTGTCAAGGCTATGACGGCCGCTTTTGACGCCGAATATATAGGTAACTCAGCATCGGGAACAATGCCTGAAACAGAGGCTATGTTAATGACACAGGCTCCTTTGGTAAGACTTGAAAATAAATCTGTGGTGAAATTATATGTGCCCCAGAAATTGGTGTCCATTACCTTTTCATTTTCAGTGAATGGCATTATTCCGGCACAATTGATTAGTAACTCCACATTCAGATTGGGAAGATTTCCTGGTTTTCTTTCTGACAAATCAATAAACCAGTCAGGCCCACGACGGCTAACACCAATAACTTCTACATCATAATTTTTACGGAAGTGTTCTTGATAAAAGCCATACAGGGCCTGACCAATTCCTGAGGAAGCCCCTGTAATAATTACGTGCCTTTTCATTTTATCAAGTTTAAGAATTCTTGCTTTACACTTGCTTCTCGAAATGCACCTTTAACGGAGGAGGTCACCATAACAGAGTTTTGCTTTGAAACACCTCGCATTCTCATACACATATGTGTGGCCTCAATGATGCAACCAGCACCTTTGGCTTGTAAAAACTCCATAAGGGCCGAGGTTACTTGTTCACCAATTCGTTCTTGAATTTGAAGTCTCCTTGCATAAATATCGACCAGGCGGGCTAATTTAGATATGCCAATGACTTTTTTATTGGGAAGATATGCAACATGAGCAACACCAAAAAATGGTAACATATGGTGTTCACACATAGAATACAACTCAATGTTTTTCAAGACAACGATTTGATCACAACCATCAGGTTCAAATACGGTGAGGAGGTCCGCAGGATTTTTTCCATAACCTGAATAGATCTCCGTCCAAGAACGCAAAATACGGGAGGGCGTTTCAATTAATCCCTCCCGATTTGGGTCCTCACCTATGTATCTTAATTGACTCTTAAGTACTTCAATCATACCGGAAATTTACTGGATTCCTTTTTCGGTCATTTTGAGTTCGCCCAGGAACTCTTCGTTCTTTGACAGCCGATACTTGACATGGGCTTTCAGTCCGCCAAGGGTACAAACAGTGACTTTCCTTTCCTTGCATTCGGCAACCACATCTTCCAGCATTTCTTCCCAGGTACCACCCTTGGTAACAACCCCATCAATGTATTGGGCAATTGAGCCTTCACGCTTGGGAAATTTTTTGGTGTCATCACCGGGAGCCTTTTCCTTTTTCGGGGCTTTTTCTTTCGGAGCCTTTGGTTCCTTTTCCTTTTTCACCTTTTTGGGAGCTTCCTCTTCCTCTTCCTCCAGGTCCTCAGGATCACCCTCTTCACCGAATTTTTCTTCCTCTTTTTCTTCCGGCCAGAAACCCAACTCTTTCAGGGTGTCCATGGATTCTTTGGAAATGTCATCCTCGATTGGATTGATCCATTCCGCAGCTTCTTTGAGTTTGGCGGTGAGGTCTTCTTTTTTAACTGCAACCACCTTGATTGGGGGTTCGAGGCCCATTACCTCATTCAGTTCTTTTGCACATGCGACTAATTTTTTCATTTCTTAAAAATTTTTTGATTAATAAATTTGTTTACAGAATATTATACAATCCTTTTTAAATTGGTTCAAACAAATTATTACTGAATTCCACAAAGTTTGTGAATTTGTAAAGAGAGTCTCCATTTTGGGTGTTCCTTTATATAGGCAACACACCGATCAGTGGTTTTAGATTGATAATCCATACGCTCTTTTTCTTTACCAAGAAACAATGGAGACAAAAAATAGTTATCAGCAAATGGCAGATCACCAATACTAGGAACTTGTTGTTCAATTTCAATGTTATTTACAGGGTACCGAAGTTCATTTACAGTTATTCCAGCAAGTGACTGTCTGAGTTTATCCACAGGTACCTTAGGACTACAAGCAATATAATCAAGACCCTTAGGAGGTGGGTTGGTTCCATTCATTTCAATTGCTTGCTTGTAATGATGACTCTTGAAAAACTGGACGATTTCATCCGTTAATTGTAAGGTTGGTTCCCCTCCTGTCCATACAATCCATTTACATGGATACTTAGAAATTCTTTCTAAGATTTTTTCAAGTGTGTGTACCCTACCTGAAGCCCAATTGGTGTCACAATACCAGCAGGAAAGGTTACAACCAGATAAGCGTATAAATATACTGGGTGCACCTGTCCTTCCTCCTTCCCCTTGCAAAGAGTAAAAAATCTCCTTTACTCGCAACTCCGTTTTAGGGTTCATACCGACACCTGGTTTTTGGAGTCTCACTCATTTCAATTGCTTTCAAAAGAGGAAAATCTTGCTTAAACAAATCAAACAAAATTTTACTCATATTTTCAACCGTTGGACTACAATCAAACACATCATTCAAATGTCTATGATCTAAATGTTTATCAATCCATTGACCAATGCCTTTCAGTTCATTGTAATCCTCAACAAACCCAGTAGGAGTTAAAGTGTCTGAAGTCATAAAAACAGTGACTACATAGTTATGCCCATGTATCCTTGAGCAAGGATGATCATCTGCCAAACATAATAAATTGTGACTGGCAGAAAAGTGAAATTCTTTGCTTATTGTAAACATATCTTGATAATTTAAGTGGCAAATAAAAAAGGACGGAGGCTAAAACTACATTTTTGCAATTTACGGCATCTATATGTACCGCGGAGCCCCCGTCCTACGAACCCCCAACAAACCCTAAAAACTGGACAAATTAATATACAAATTCTATTCATTACATTCATAAGAATTAAAAATAACTTGATATGTATGGCAATCCTCTTGATAAATTTTGGAGTACATAACAAACATTTGTACTGTCAAAATAACCTTCTCGGACAACTAATTCGTTGATCCTCATGATTCCAATTTTCTTTTCTCTACTTTTCGGATCTTGATTAAGTCCATACATCGCTGTAACATGTGCGTACTTCCTTTTATCTTCCGAAAAGTTTTTCAACTTCAGTGTATTACTATCATAACTGGCGGCGTCCGCCTGGGTTACCGTCACTACCAATGCATGCCGATCTTGACTTAGGCTCCGTAAATTTTTCCATATTTCATTTTGCTGGTGCCTAAATTCTAATTTAGTATCTGGAACCAATAGGTCTGCATAGTCAATCACAATAAGGTCGGCAATGAAATCATATTGCTTTTCCCAAGTATCTAAAAGTACCTGAATTTGCTTAACAGATAAAGTATTATTAGGATGTGTGCTAAGCATTAATTGCCTGTGATTCTTGATAAAATAGTTTTCAAATACCTGCTTCGCTTCAGTAACACCTAACGCTGGACCCGTATCCACTTTTTCAAGCCACACACTCCCCCATGGATAAGTTTGGTATTCTTTGCAATTCCAACAAGGGATGTAATCAGGATTGTTATCATACGCTTCCCGGAGTTGCTCAATGGTTAACTCCCTGCGAACTTGGTCCTCAGATAAATCTTGAAAAACACCAAACGAACATTCCCGTTCTTTCCGGTCACAGGTATTTCTTTGATTATGTACACAATCCCGCATAGGTTGAAATTGTATTCCACAATATTTAGGATTGTCAGATTTCTTTGCCAAATGCATACAAAACCTGCGTAATTGCTGACCTTCCGTCATATCTCCGGCTTGAAAAAATGCCACCCGTATACCTTGTCTAACGGCTCTGGTGACCATATCCATTAACCAATAAGATTTTCCTCTTTTTTCTGATGCCATTAAAGCAACAAACCCACCTCGAACCAATTGATGATTCCAAAAGGTACCTAATTGTTTAGGATACTTTATTAAAGGTTTTTGATTTTCAGCGAATGCTAACTCTACATTATCAAGAGCCTCAGGTGAACTAAAATCTACAGGTTTAGATACATTTTTTGGAAGTGGTTTGTAATTGGAAGCTAACCGTTCCGCTTCAATAATTTTGCCTTGAGATAATAAGGCTTTCACTTCATCACTATGAAGATCTAAATGGCGTTCAGAAAAATAAGATATGGTTTGATCTGTCAAATAAGTACTATCCGCAGGATTCTTGATAAATTCGTCACTAAGATCTGGTAAGATATCCTCTTCAATTTCTTCCGCAATATCTTTTGGTAAGCCATTCTTTAATTTCTCGAAATAAATACCTTCTATGTTTTTGCCTGGAGCCTTATTGTATTTATCAAAATACTCAATACACCAGGTGGATAATCTTTTAGCCATTACTGACTCAATTAACCGCACGGAATAAATTTCTCTGATTTGTTTTATGAAATCTGTGGAGGTAATTAATCCAATTACAATTCTCCGTTCAATACTTGAATCTGCCATATGGATTAATCTTCATAAAATTTACCTGACTTTGATTTGTAGTAACCTCCTTCTTGTAAATAATACCATTCCCCACCTTCCATAACTTTATCTGGCTTGCCTGCTGGTTTATCAAAATTTGGTCGTTTCATTTCTTCCGGGTTATCTAACCACCTACTTTGATTTAGCCAAGTACTTGGGTGAGGAATAAATTGAATGTCTTTCCAACGTTCCGATTGTTTTTGGTGAATTATTGATGACTTAATTTGACGCCAGGTAGGCCTATTATCTTTTCTGGTACAGATCCTATTCCATATTGTCAAGGCTTTGCCCTGATCTATTTTTCTTGGGTAGAGTTTCCAAAAGTCAGCAAATTTACTGGTTGTAATAAATCCATTGGTGGAGGGCTCTTCAGCAGGAAATATCTTTTTATCTTTAGTCTTATTATTATTTAATATTTTTAGTCCTTGGTGACCCACATCTGGAGTATCCACATCTAGATTTTCCACTTGTGGATCATCGGGGTTAATATAAATTTCAAGATTATGTTTTTCAAGAATGTTTAGATGGCTTTGAATCAAAAATTTACCAGGTGTGTCTGTGTATGCCCAAAAGGAACCTTTCCATATTTTTGTTTTTTTATCCCGATATCTAATTCGTAATAAATATTTGGACTCTTCCAACTCTTGAATACCTGATCGAATTGCACTTTCACCTTCTATAGAAAATCTTTGTAATGTAGGTAAAAATGTAGACCAGCCATCTTTGTTTGATAATAAAAGGCATAGTATTCCTTTTGCTTTTAAAGAAAGATTTGGATTTCTTAGAAGTTCATTTGGAATTGTTGTAAAATTTTTAACAGTACCACAATTAATTGAATCTGGTAAGTAAAATTTTTGATTATTTTTTGTTCTTTCCATAGTATTATTGATTAAAATAGGTTTGAGGTTTCAGTGGTACCCGCACCTACTCCCCCAAACCTTTAAAGAAAGAAACTATCTTCGTTTACTGGTCGGGTACACCAATAAATTTCGTCCGTAAAAAGTTAAATATAAAATAAGAATTTTTAACAAAAAAATTGTAAGGTAAATATTTTTTAAAAATTTTTTAATATATTATCAACCAACTTATTAGCATGCTCCTGAGATAAACTTCCTGGATCCCCAACAATAGGAATATTCTCAGCACGTATTCCCCGGAACTTTAATTCAGCCACCAATTTCTTTGCCTCTTCTTGGGCTTGAGGGTCATCATCAAACATGACAGCCACGGCAGTAAAGTTTTTGGCAATAACTCGCACCTGGGTGGGAGTAAATTTTATTCCAAATACACAAAAGGAAAAAGGACCCAATCGCCATACATCTGTTACACCTTCCACACATATTCCAATTCCTCCCCAGTATTCGGGTTTACCATAAATGATATGCTTAATATTTTCAAGTTCCCGGTCGGCTGGGCAGGCTAAATACTTTCTCATATGTTTACCTGTTATGTCACGGCCCTGAAACGTGACCTGCTGCCCTTTCCAATAGATCGGAATAATTATCCTATGTGAGTAACTCATGCCGTCTAATTCGCTGACAGGCCCTGTACCGAGTAATCCCCAATCATGCTCTAAAGTATCAGGATCAAATCCACGATCAAAAAGATATTGTTTATGGCGTTTTGTCATTGGGCCAACACCGGAGGGCATCTTGTGGGCCTTTTTGCGAATGGTAACTTTTGGTGAAGTGGTATAAGTTGTGTATCCACCATAATTCTTGATAATCTGGTAGGTTTCCTGAGGATCAATATTCAATAATTTTCCAATTGTTTCCTTTATGGAATGGGAGCCACAGCGCCAACACAGGAAAAAATTGTCCTGCAAATTATAACTGAGGTGATAGCCAAAGTTACCAAAACAAAAGGGACATTCTACATTGACCCAACCTGGGCGACAATGCTTGTGTCCCTCTGTTTTAAAGGTAATGTTGTAGTCTTGATAAAATTTAAGGATATCCATCAATTGTATGCAAGATAAAGTTTCATTTCTTTCATCCCTCCCCAGATTCTTTCCCAGGTCCAGCCTTCTTCCCGGAGTAATTTGACAACTTTTCCTCTTGCAATTTTGGGAGGATAATTTGCCAAATCTTCAGGGCATAGTAAGATAAGCCTACTAATTAATTTACAATCTGAGGGCATTTCATTAAGGAGGTCCTCAAACTTTTCGTGGAATTCAAAGACAGCATCGTTTTCATTGATATCCTGAGTCTTGGGCTGTCTTTGTTTTCCTTTGCAATAGTTTATTAAGCTCTGTTCCATATTCCTGTAGGCCCAATAAGAAAACTTTCCTTTGTTTTCATCGTATGTCTTTTGAACATACTCAACGTAGTTCATGAGGGCCACATCAAAAAGTTCCTCAAAATTAATACCGGTCGTATTGTGAAAGGACCAGGCCACTTTCCTAACTAAATTAATGTTTTTAAGGTTGTCCATTGGGCTTAGTTTTTCAAGTCATTAAAAAGATCTCCAGCTATTTGTTGCAATTCCATTTTCCTGCGCATGTCAATTTTCTGATCATTGGCAAAGGATGTAATGCCTTGGGTTAATTTCCACAGGGTTGATTCCCCTTGGATTCCGTTCATTGGATTCCCACGCATGAGTATCTTGCCAATTTCATCCATTTCGTTTTTCAAGAGCCTACCGGTGGAAAACAGGGCTTTTAATTGGGTGTAAGGGTCCACTTCAATTTCACTGGCCGCTTTGATCTCCAGCATTCTGTCCCGGATAACCTCAGCCTTGAAAAAGTTAGCGGTGAGGTCCTTGATAGCACTCGCAGTCGTCTCGCTGTCTAATTGATAGGTCCTCTGCGATAGTCCAAGGTCTGCACTTAACTTAGCACCGAGGTGAACTTGGCGGAGAGCATTCTCGCGTACCAAGCCATTTAGGCAAACTCCTTGCATCATAAAACTACTCAAGGAAAGGGCTCCGTCACCATAATCGGAAGTCATAAGTCTTTGCCCGAACAACATCCAAATGGTACCATTTTTTGGTGTCTTAATTTCAATTGGATCAGGAATAAGACTCTCCATCATAATCCGGGTGTCATCCATATATCCATCAGATAACTGAGCCCCTCCGGCATACACAGCGTCGAGGTGAGTATTGAAAATCATTTCCGAATCAAGCCTCCTATAATTGGAGGAAAGTACTCCTCTGATTTCATGGCCAATGGCACGAATGAGGACAGGATTACGATCAAGCCACATGTTATGGATATTTAAGATTTTTACTCCCAGGTCCCTTTGCCAGTCATCACCGTTTATCAAGGTGTTTAGGTAGGAAAAAGGAACTTGTAATTTTTCGGCTGTCTGCCGAATTGCGTGAGGGTGAATGGAATAATAAGCAGGAGCATTTGTTTCGGGAGTATTTAAAATTACATTTACAGATTTCAATCCTACAGGCCTTTCAAAATACATTGCAGGAGCATTTCCTTTTTGAGCATTGCCTACCTCAAACAAAAAGTCTTTGGCAAGTTTATTTTCCTGTGTAAGTCGTTCGATTGCTTGGCTTGCACTTGTCATTCCGGATTGTAGTTTGGAGGCTAATTTCCTTT